TTGCGAGCGAGACCATCATGCCGGTGGTCTACATCGTGCTCGCGGCGGCCGGGATCGAGGTGGGCCGGCGAGTGCCACACAACCGCGAGGACTAACTCAACCATGACCGACGAACTCGTCTCTGACGACGAAGAACAGATCCACGAACTCGTTCAGGCCGCTCGGGATACGGGCGCGGCAGTCTACCGCGTTGACGCCAGCCGAACCGACGAGTTCCTCGACGTGCGGATAAGAGCCGAATACGAGCGCGACGAGTAGCGCGACGCGGTGCCCGCTCGGCTAGGCCGACGGCCGGATTCGACGACCGGCGCGGACCATTCTATCACGATCGCAGATGCCGACAGCTGATCCTGCCGCTGGTGGCCCCCAGCCGTTCGCACTGCTGGTCAACGGCCGACCGGTCGCGCTTCGTGCCGATCCGGACGATCTCCCACTGTCGGCTCGCCGTGTTCTCGACGAGGCACCGAACGCCGAGCACTGGTCGCACTCGCTGCACGTTGACGACCCACCGAGCGACGATCCCGACACGGCCGAGCTGGACAAGCGGGCCGGTCGCGAACTTTCGACTTTTGATCCCCGCGAACACGACCGCGTCATCGCCCTCCGAAGTCAGTGAGCGCAATGCATCCTAACAGACACGGCTACGGACTCCACGGACCCGAATACCACTCGTGCCCGAACTGCGGGACCGACTGCGTTTCGGAGACGATCACGAGCCCCGTTGCCGGCCGAAAGCGTCGCCGATGCCCCGAGTGCTGTCCGTGGTGGCGTGTCTCGGTACTACTACCGCTCACGGCGCTCGGGATGTGGGTCGTGGCGATGGTGTTCTGGGCCGCGACTACCGCCCCTATCGGATCAATCGTTCCGCCGATCCGGAACACGGTGGTGGCTGCTGTGCTGTTCGTCCTCGGCGTTGCGGTGTTCTACATCACTGGCCCGAAGCACTCTGAGTAGACAACCGATACACGAAACCCCATGGGTCGCCCCCGATACACGAAACCCCATGGGTCGCCCCCTCTTATCATGTCTAACGACGAACCCGAACCGGGAAAGTGCAATGCACACCCCACACAAGACGGTGGCTATTGCGCCCGATATCCGTCGAAAGGCCGCGATCGGTGTTCGTCCCATGGTGGGGAGTCCCCACAAGGCATGGACTCGCCGAACGCAATCCACGGCCTCCGTTCGCCATACCTGTCCGAAGAGGATGAGGAGATCTACGATGAGGTGCGCGAACACAGCAACGTCGAACTCCTCCAAGAAGAGTTCTGGATGGTCAAGACGAAACTCCTCCGGGCGGCGAGGGCCACGGAGGGCAACGAGGGTGTCGGGATGGCCCAAGACCTTCTCAACAAGATCGAGGACGGCAAAGCGGACGAGGATATCGTTGACGCGCTGGCAAAGCTTCTCCAAGTTTCCGAGGCGGCGGTTGACCGCGCGATCGGCCGTCTCATCGACCTTTCCAAACGTATCCATAAAGAAACCGAGGGCGAGACGGTCAATCTCGACCACTCGGGACAGATTGACGGCGAGCGGTCACTGTCCGACGAGGACCGCGAGGCGGCGCTCGCGTTGATCCGGCAACGAAACAGCGAACCAGAAGCCAGCACCGATACTGATGAGTAGTTCCACCGCCACGGCCGCCGAACGCGAGCAGGCCGACCGCGTACTCGGGGCGATCGACGACGACGCCACGAAGCGCGGCCTCCTCAACCCATTCGACCCCAACACCGATGCGACGCTCCTCGATGCGGCCCAAGCGCTCTGTCGTGGGTACATGGCAGGCGAGCGCGATGGGTACTACCCGCTCGGCGACCACCACGGCGAGTGGCTCACGCTCCTTGACGAGCACAGAAAGCTCGTCCTGAACTGTCACCGCGACGGCCTGAAAACGACCGTTACGCTCGCGTACCTCATCCTCCGGCTCGAATACGACTCTGGATTCAAAGCGGTGTGGGCGATGAACAACCAGGGCCTCACGACGAAGAAGGCCGACACCGAGTTCAACCGGATGGTGACGCGCAACCCGTGGCTCACCGAATTGAACGCCACTCGCGAGCGCGATACTGTCACCGCCAAGGAGTTCGCGAACGGTTCGACCCTCTACGCCAGCTGGCTTGACGGTGGGATCGACGGCGACCGCGCACACTTGCTCGTGCTTGATGACCTCGTGAAGGCCCGCGGGGACGGCGATCTTGACGCGGTCCGCGAGTGGGTCGAAGGGACGTGCGTCCCGATGGTCAAGGACCGCGGTCGGACTGTCATCCTCGGAACGCGAAAAGGGCGCAACGACATCTATGCGCACTACCGGACGCTGCCCGCCTACGAGGTCGTAGAGTACCCCGCCGTGCTGGACGTGTGGGACCGCCAGCACAACACCGACGGCGTCCACAGCCGCCGGCCGAACCCCGACTACTACACCGACGTCTCGGGCCCGTGGAGCGACGACCCTGACGCCACGCTTTCAGTGCTGTGGCCCGAGGCACGCGGCCCGGAGTGGCTCGCCGATAAGCGCGACGAGATGAGTGACTATCGGTTCTACCGCGAATACTGCCTCTCGCTCATCGGCGGGTCGGGTAACCTCGTATCACCCGCCGATGTGAACGAGCTCGCCGCCGATGGAGGGTGTTCGATCCGCGACGAATCGCCGCCGCGCGAACGCCGGGCGGGCGAGGGCGAGGCGATCATCGTGGCCTACGACCCCGCACAGTCGCCGACGGGCGACAACCAAGCGTTTACGTCATGGCTGTTCGGTCGCGACGGCCGCCGGACGCTGCTTGACGCGCGAACCGAGCAGGGGCTCCCGCCATCACAGGTGAAAGCCGAACTCGCCGACCTCGACCGCCGATTCGACCCTGCGGCAGTGGCGATCGAATCGAACGGGATGCAATCGTACATCGAAAACGACGCGGTGGAGTTCTCGGCCGAACTCCGAGCGAAGGTCTCGGGCCATGCGACCACGGGAAAGAAACACTCGTGGGAGAACGGCATCCCGCAGCTCCGCAACCTCGTCGAGAGCGGCTCGATCCAGTTCTACCGGGGCCATGACGGCACCGAGGACTTCATCACGGCTGCGCAGTCGCTTGAACTCCGCGATGGGAAGCTTCGGGGCCATACCCCCGACCTGATCGCATCGTGGCATATCGCCGAACAGGCGCATCGCCAATCCCAGCACGAGCTCGACCTTGGGCGGGCCGAAGTCCCCTCGACGTGGTGATTTCATCTCATGAGCACTGACGACGCCGATCACACGGGCGGCAAGGAGTACCGCGGCCCCGAACTCCCCACTCGTGCGAACGCCACCACCGGGCGGTCACTCCCCTTCCCTCGCATGGATGGCGGCCTGTGGGGCGACGGTCACGATCAGTCGACGCGGCTGTACGATGCGCTGAACTATCCCTCGGAGCGCGACCTGGATTTCAATACGTGGCTTTCGTTCCTCCGGCGCGAGGGGTGGATCGGCGGCCTCCTCACCAAGTTCGTCCAGGACACTTGGCAGGGTGGCGCACCGGAGGTGGTCGACGCCGATCCCACGGGCGGCGAGGAGGAGCGCGACGAGACCGACTTCGAGGCGGCCGTCGCGGATCTCTTCGAAAACGACCACGACGATCTCGACCTCCGCGCGCCGCTGCTCGATCGGCTGATCGCTGCCGACACACTCGGCCGCCTCGGCGAGTACTCGATTCTCGTCTTCGGATTCAAGGACGACAACAGCGTCGACGAGGAACTCAAAGCGGACACTGCCGACGGCTTTGCGGACCTCGCGTACGTGGAGGTCTACGCCGAGGACGACGTCGACTACGATCTCGAAACCGACCTGAACAGCGATCAGTACGGCCGCCCGGGCAAGTACGAGGTCGACACCGACGACGGCACGCAGGCCGTCCACCCGTCGCGGGTGGTCCACAACCCCGGCGTGGGGACGCTCGTCGATCCCTACTCCTCGCAGCCGTTTTTCAAAGACATCGCCAACCGGATCGTCGACGGACAGAAGATTCTCGGCGCATCCGGCGAGGGCTACTTCCGGGGCGGGTATCCGGGGATCGTCCTCAAACCGCCGGACACGCTCAAGAACATCGGCTCCACCGGCTCGCCCCGGATCGAGCGCGTGCCAGGGACGTTCAGCGACGACGGGAGCGATCTCGCCCGCGAGATCGAGGAGGTCCACCAGCGGTTCGAGCGGACGATGACCGCGAACGGCGAGGTCGAACAGCTCACACCGAACGTCTCCTCACCGGCCGATCACATGGCCGAGCAGTGGGCCGCCATCGCCGCCGCGAAGGACGTCTCGCAGTCAATCGTTAAAGGCAACGAGACGGGCGAACGCGCGACGACGGAGGACAACGCCGCCTATCGCTCGAAGATCGCCGGCGACCGGAACACCTACGCGGAACCACAACTATTCAGGGGGTCGGTCGACCGCCTCACGTACGCGGGCGTCCTCTCCGCTCCCGACGGCGACGGGTACGACGTCGAGTGGCCGCCGCTGTCGGAACGCGACGAAAAGGAAGAGGCCGACATCGAGAACACGAAGGCGTCGGCTCTCAACACGGCGACTGGCGGACAGCCGACGGCGGCAGCAACCATCCCCGAGATCCGCAAGCACGTGCTCGGGATGGATCCCGAACGCGGGTCCGAAGCGCCCGAATCCGAGTCGAAGCAGGACGAACAGGAACGGGACGTGCAGGCCATCCTTGACCGCATGGGGATCTCCGACGGCGACGGTCAGCAGGGAACTGCCCCCGGTACCGAGGCGGCGATGGGGTCGGTCGACGAACCGAGCGGGATGGCGAACCCCACCGAACGCATGACGACGCCGAACGCGCGGCAGAACGCCGAGACGGACGGCGGTGAGCGAATCGCCGAGGATGGAGGCACACAGACACGCTCCGGCGATGAATCGGGCCAGCAGCGATGAGCGCCACGTCCGAGCCGGCCGATACTCCTCGGACGCACAACGACCCCACCCGCACGAGCACGACTCGCGAGCGTTTCAGACAGCGCCTCGCGGGCCGCACCGAAGACGTCCGTGGGGATGTCCGCTCGGAGGTCACGGGGCAGGAGACGGCGACCGGGGCCGGCAGCGCTGGTCCCGCCGCACTCGCGGGTGGTGTGACGGCGGGCATCGGCGGTCTCGCCATGCTCCGTTCGCTCGGTGCGTTCCGGCAGTGGCTCGCCCGGCTGTTCGACGGGCACGTCACCGACACGCCTTCGCTCCAGCAGGCTCGGCGCGGCACCCACTGGACGGCGTCATTCGTCCGATCGGCATACGAAACGGGCCTTCGGCGTGCGCGGATCGCGCTCCGCCAGCAGGGCTACGAGATTGGCGACCGGCGAGCCGCGGCCGTCATCACCAACGATCGCCATCAGCGAGCGCTCGCGGGCCAGTACGAGCGCGCCGTCATCGATCTCGAAGACGCCGTCGAGAACACCGTCCAGGAGATCTCCCGGACCGTGGCCGACGGCGGGTATATTGAGGCCGACGCGGTGAACAAGCGCGAACTCGCCGATACGATCAACGAGCGCGTCCGCGCGAACACCGGCAAGCGCATCCGTCTCGTGGCAGCGGATGAGCCCGTCCGCACGGCGAATCAGGCAGCGCTCACGGCCTACCAGCGGGCTGACGTCGATCAGGTCGGCGTCGAACCTGAGGCGTCCGATACTCCGGACGACGAACAGGAACTCGACTGGCGCACGGCGGAGGATCGCTTCGTCTGTCTCGAATGCCGTGGCCTCGCGCTCGACGGACCCTACCTGCTCGCGGAGATCCTCGCTGGCAACCCCGCACCACCGCCATCGCCCCATCACGGGTGTCGGTGCTTTCTGTGGCCCTTTTGATACAACCTACCCAAAATCATGCCAAACGATAGAGACCTCGGTCACAGGCCCGAATCAGGGCCTTCCCGATGCGTTTACACACCAGCCTAACACTCCCCTTCCCGTTTGCGGCAGAGGGATGTCACGTACCACGGCCATGAGACGACACGACTCCCGGATGAATCCATGAATCCGATTACCGAGTGGGAGGACGGCTTCGGCCGTCAGATAACCCAGACAGTCAACCCGCTGGATCTGCCGTCATCGTATCCAGCATCGGCCGAACGATATCGCTTCGACGTGAACGGGAGTCGGACGCGTATCGGCGAGACAGCAAAGATCTCCGACCGGGAGAGCGATATACTTGTCGAGCCGGCTGCCGGCGATACGATCCGCGTCCGATCGGCGGAACGCATCCGGTATATCGTCGGCTACGAGGGGCTCGCGAGCTGGGCGTGGCAGGCGCTCACGCAGTTGGGTGAGGGCGATCGCGTTACTGTCGGCCTCTCCGATACGGAGGGCAACGGGTACGTCGTCGAGTACCTCGGAACCGGCCCCAACGCCGACGATTACACCGCGACGGCGTCCATCGAGAGTGCGACTGCTGGGACCGTCGCCGAATCGTCGTTCGATCCGCCGGTCGACCCGACTACGATCCAACGGGATGCGATCCAGTGGAACTGGTACAACGTGGGCCGTGCGGAGTTCCGCAAGACGTACACGGAAAGCGGGAGTCAGCGGACACCGACGGTTGCCACGCTCTCCAATGATACTGGTCGAGCGAGCGATGTGGCGAACCTCTATCTCGTGATGGAGATCGAAGCCGCAACATCCGGCCAACAGCTCGCCGTCGGATCGGTCGGCCATATCGTTCTCGGCAACGGCACGCCGACGTCTCGCGGGAAGTCAGGTGGCTATGATGGCCTGGGCTACGAGTCATCCGGCGACTACGAGCCGCTGTGTGCGTTCCGCATCGATCCGTCTCGCGATAACGTCAACGTGGCGATCGAAAAGATCGAAACGCTCGGCCATACCGAGGACGGTGAGGTTGTACTGGTCTGTGTCGATCCGTCGTTGACTGATGCGTCCGAGTTTGCGACGCCGCCGCAGATAAACTCGGACAACAGCGTCGTCGAGGGCACCGAATCTATCACGACGTATCCGGATAGCTCCTATACCGAGGTTGCGTCCGCCCCCTCGCATGGTGGCCGGCAAGTGGGGCACGTCTCTACTACCGGTTCCGGGGATTTGAGTGGGGGAAAACGCGCTTCCGAGGCGTTTGGCCGCAAGCGGACGGTGTACCCCGACGATATCGTGGTGGTGCTGTTGAAAACGATATCCGGCAACACCGATTCCGGCCTCAGTGTCAGGCTCGGCTTCGAGGAGGAGTGGTGAGCTGGCGGGGTTCGTCCCTGCCACACCCCCAGCCGACAACGATGGCATACTTCAACCGAACCTTCGTCGCGGCGATCCGCGATACGAGCGAACACGCATCGTCGACAGCACCCGACGAGACGGGCATCAC